ATGGAACTCTATCTCGACAGCGCCGATTGTGCGCTGGTACAACGTCTGGCCCGCATCCTGCCGCTGGCCGGGGTGACCACCAATCCCAGCATCATCGCCCGTAGTGGCCAGCCACCGTCTCAGGTGTTGCCGCGCTTACACGAGGCGCTCGGGGGACGCGGACGTCTGTTTGCTCAGGTGATGGCGTCTGATGCCGCGGGCATGGTGCGGGATGCGCATGCGTTACGCGCCATCATCGCCGATCTGGTAGTTAAGGTTCCGGTCACGGCGGAGGGGTTGGCGGCGATCGCACAATTGAAGCAGGAGGGGATCCCGACGCTAGGAACCGCCGTGTATGGGGCAGGGCAGGGACTACTGGCGGCGTTGGCTGGCGCCGACTATATCGCGCCATATGTGAACCGCCTCGATGCGCAGGGTGGTGATGGGATCAAGACGGTTGAGGAGTTGCAGCACCTGCTGACGCTACACGCGCCACAGGCAACAGTACTGGCCGCTAGCTTTAAGCATGCTCGTCAGGCGTTGGACTGCCTGCTGGCCGGCTGCCAAGCCATTACCCTACCACCGGAGGTCGCCGAACAGTTCATCACCACGCCAGCGGTGACGGCGGCGGTGATGCAATTTGAACAGGATTGGCAGGCGGCTTTCGGACGTCGTAGCCTGTAGCGGTAGTCTTGCCTATTCAGTGTGTCGTGTGAGAGCACTAACCTAAACGTTCTGCTGGCGGTGTCGATGGATCCTTTTAGGGTCATCGCTAGGGCGGCGCAGAAAATTCACCGCCATTTTATCGCCACTCATTATTAGCCAACAAAAAAGCCACCCGGTTAGAGGTGGCTTAAATGACTGAATCTAAAGCTAAAATTTGGTGGCCCCTGTTGGGTTTGAACCAACGACCAAGCGATTATGAGAACCGTGATAGATAACGTAAAAACAGCAACTTATATTAAAAACAAAAGGTTATCAAAAAAATATAAGGAAATATTGATAAATATTCCTATGTTTCTGCGACACTTTTGCGACATTTTAACGGGTTTAGCCTTGCCGCTTCTTCAAGGTGGTTTGGTGCAAAGTGCGCATATCGCATGGTCATTTTTATGTCGGTATGTCCGAGGATTTTTTGTAGTACGAGTATATTGCCTCCATTCATCATGAAGTGACTCGCAAACGTATGTCGAAGAACGTGGGTCAACTGGCCTGCAGGAAGGTCTATCCCAGCCCGCTCAAGAGCATTCCTGAAAGCGTAGTAACACGGTGTAAATAGAGCGCCATTTTTTTTGGGCAGCTCACCAATCAGCTTTAAATCTAATGGGATGGTACGGTTGCGCTTACCTTTGGTTTTTATAAAAGTTACTTTCCCTGCTGAAATTTGGGATCGTCTCAGGTTTTCAGCCTCGCTCCATCTCGCTCCTGTTGCTAGGCATATCTTAACTATGGTTTCTAAGTCGCTTGCAGAACTATTGCGACACTCGTATAAAAGCTGGTCAATTTGTTCAATAGTAAGATATGCCATCTCACTTTCATCGACCCTAAACTGCCTGACATTTTCTAGAGGGTTGGGGGCCGACCATTCTCCGAGCCTCTTTAGTTCATTGAATGCGGCTAAAAAATAGGCGTGTTCAAGGTTCATTGTTCGGGGGGAAACAACTGCAACTCTTTGGGTTCTTGCAAACTTTCCATCAAGTCGTTTTGCGCGATACGCGGTAAAGAGTTGGGCGCTGAACTCAGTAGCTAGAGGTGACCCCATACATTCGGCAGCCCACAGCATGGCACTCTTTCTCTTCTCTCCATCACGTAGCGTAATGCCGTGGCGCTCGAACCAAAGATGAACAAGATCGGATAGTGTGCGTGTGTCTTTGCCGTCACCAAGCCACGGGGAATCTTCAATTTTTTGCAACGTGTAGTTTTCAAAGGCTAATGCTTCACCTTTAGTAGAAAATTTTCTACGAACCCTTTTGCCCTGTTTCCCATTGCTGCGGTTAACGGTGTAGAAGTCGGCTACCCATTCGCCGCTACTGAGTTTTCTAACTGTCATCGATTAATTAACCGTTGATAATTGTTAGCACAACGCAACCAATGATATTTATGTCAGCGAGATCGCAATCGAAAGCTGCACTAGGCCCGCTAACTCGAACTTTTTTAACTGGAATTCGGGTAAGGTTTCTAATGCCGGTTTTACCTTCGATCTCAACTAACCACTCACCGTCATAAACTTCGGAAAACTCACGTTCAACCACATAAATGGTTGTTCCATCGATCGCAGCCAACGGGTCCTGTGCAACATTTTTACCAGGAAGAAAAACAGAACGATCTAGCAGCATGACTCCTGCATCGTAGACTTGCCCGTCAACAATTTTGTGTTTCGGAACGCGCAACACATCCAGTTCATCCCCATTGAATTGGGAGCCGGTACCGGTCGTCAACCATTCAAGAGTTGCCCCGGTTTCCGCCATGCATCTAACGACTATGTCAGAAGGGAAGTAGTCTCGACGGTATCGCATTGCGAGGCTGCTGCTGGCTATGCCTAGGTGTTCAGCCAAAGCTACCTTTGTTTTGAAACCATAAGCCTCAATAATCCTGTCTAAAACAGCTGTTCCGCCTGACTCAAAGTTGATTTTTAGGCTCAAGCTAAAATCCCTCTTGATAACTAGACCGAATCAAGTGTAGGATTCGGTTTGTAGCTTTTAGTGAATATTGACTGATATAGACCTGTATTGCCGTACAGGTTAACCACCGGAGTCTGCCTCATGCGACCAAATATTACAATCATCATCCAAGAGCCATACCTGCCTTTAGGCGAATACTGCCGCCGCACCGGAACAAAAATCGAGACTGCTAGAAAGATGATTGAATATGGAAAATTACCAATAAAACCAAAAGGAAAGCAGAAAAAAGGCTTGGTCGAAGTAAATATGGCCGCTTTGACTATTCAAGCTCTGAGTGAATGTGACATTTCACTTGCTGTGTAAATCATCATAGCGATTAGAGGGAGTCTAACCATGTTTGATTTTCAGGTTTCCAAACATCCGCACTTTGACGAAGCATGCCGCGCTTTCGCTTTGCGGCATAACCTGGCACAGCTAGCCGCAAAGGTCGGAATGTCAGCGCAGACACTGCGTAACAAGCTGAACCCAGAGCAGCCTCATGCACTCACTTGGATTGAGATCCTAAACCTGACGGATGTGACAGAAGACGCCACGCTCGTTGACGGCTTTTTAGCTCAGCTCCATTGTCTGCCGTGTGTACCCGTGAATGAGGTGGCGCCGGAGAAGTTGCAAGCCTACGTCTTGAGCGCGACAGCAGAGGTCGGGAAAGTGGCTGGCGTGGCACTGACAGGTGCGATCACGCGTTCACATAAACACACTGTCGTTGAAAGTGTTAACGCCGGAATACGTTGCCTGTCGCTCGCAGCACTGACATTGCATGCGCGATTACAGTCCAATCCGGCAATGAACAGTGTGGTCGATACCGTAACGGGTATGGGCGCCAGCTTTGGCTTGCTGTGAGGTGATGACCATGGAGCCATCGTTAGCGTCATTTCTGAAAAAACAGAGCCCATCAATGCACTACGGGCACGGCTGGATCACTGGTGAAAACGGCAAGCGCTGGCACCCGTGCAGATCACAGGCTGAATTGCTGGCATCACTTTCTGGGGCGAAACAGGGGGAGTCATGGCTTTCACAGAAGCTGCGCGCGCTGTTCCGATAAGCGCAGGAAGCCGGGTTAGTGCGTTGAACCGTATTGCCGCTATACGCCGCGAGGTTTTCAAGGAGGACTCAACCGCAGAGTTGCATCGCTTCTTTGACGAGATGAGGGATGTGCGAGATCCGCTCCACAAAGAAAACCGCCGGGCATTAGGGGCGATTCTCTACTTAGCAAACATTCCAGCGGCGCGACACGACGTTGATTTTAGTGAGTTGACCACTGCCGAGCAGGCAGCGCTGATCGCAGCGATGAACCAGCTACGGGCAGTTGTGAGCCTATTCCCTCGACGGCTCTCAATGCCGAATTAATTACCAGTAAAAACTCTGGCGTAAACCCGCCGGGAATCGCTTTGCCTGAAAACAGGAGAGACCTAATGAAAAAAGAGTTCGAAATGCCGAGCACGTCAGCAAGAAGCGCATTAACGCGCATGTTGGCTGAGGTTCGTACCGACGAGCGCCGTAACCGTGCAGTCGTGATGGCGGCACGTTTAGAGCGTATTGCCAATCACATTCAGTCTGAGCGCCTGAGTGCGGTCGATGCGGCAGAGCTGCTGCGCGGGGAATGCGAATACTACCAGAACCAAGCGCGGGAGCTGCACTGATGAGTGATGCGATCGATATGGCGCAACGGCGCGCAGAGGAGGAACTGGCGCGCAATTTACAGCGCGTGACGGCTCGGGCGGTCCACCCGTCAGCCTCGTTTTGTGAGGAGTGTGGTGACCCAATCCCAGAAGCGCGCCGCCGAGCGGTGCCGGGGGTGCTGTGCTGCATTACGTGCCAAGAAGTTCTTGAGCTGAAAAGCAAACACTATCAAGGGGTTTAATTCGATGGGGGAAGGTGCTTATTACAACGAGATAGACCCATATGCCGCTAAATGGCTGCGAAACCTGATAGCTGAGGGACATATTGCGCCCGGAGAAGTTGATGAAAGGAGTATTGAAGATGTCACGCCTGACGATTTACGAGGGTTCACACAATGCCATTTTTTCGCAGGAATCGGAGTGTGGTCGCTGGCCCTGCGTCGCGCAGGATGGCCTGATGATCTCCCCGTGTGGACAGGCTCCTGCCCTTGCCAGCCTTTCAGCGCGGCAGGCAAAGGCGCTGGGGTTGCTGACGAGCGGCACTTGTGGCCGGCCTTCTTCCACCTCATCCTCGGGCGCGGCCCTAACGTTGTCTTTGGTGAGCAGGTTTCAAGCAAGGACGGCCTTGGTTGGCTCGATGTTGTACAAACTGACCTGGAAAACGCGGGATACGCCAGCGCAGCGGCAGATTTATGCGCTGCGGGCGTCGGTGCGCCGCACATCCGACAGCGATTGTACTGGGTGGCCCACGCCAACAGCGAACAGTGGTACGGGGGCGGGGACATCTGGCCGACTCGGAGGGCTGAACCTACAAACGACGGCAGCACTTTCAGGATGGGTCACTCCGACCACTCGGGACTGGAAAGACACAGGAACGGACATCAAACCGAGGGCGGGCGGGTCGCAACGATTCGACCAGTTACCGAGACAGGCCAATCTCTGCGGGTGGCCGACGCCGACCACGATCGACAACAACCAGGTTCGGGGGATAGGCGCAGCGGCGGAGCACTCAGCCAGGGGAACGACGCTTGGCGGAGCGGCGAGGTTATCGGGGCCTATCCGACGAACGGCCACTGGCGAGATGCTGACTGGCTCAGCTGCCGGGATGGAAAGTGGCGGCCAGTTGAACCCGGCGCATTCCCGTTGGCTAATGGGATTACCTCCAGAGTGGGACGATTGCGCGCCTACGGTAACGCGATTTGCGTTCCGGTCGCGGAAGAATTCATAAAAGCATACGTGGAGGCTATATGTCAGTGATGAAAACCCCGCTGAAATGGGCTGGCAGCAAAGCACGGATCATGGATACGTTACGCCAGCACCTGCCTTACGCCGTTCGCTTGGTGGAGCCGTTCGCCGGCTCCTGTTCGGTGATGATGAATACGGATTACCCGGAATACCTTGTTGCGGATGTAAACCCTGATTTAATCGGCATGTATCAGCATATTGTGAGGGATGTCGATGGCTTTATTGAGCGAACAAGGCATCTCTTTGAAATGTTTAATAGTGAGGATGGATATTACGATAGCCGGGATTCGTTTAATCACGATAACGATCCTGATCGGCGCGGCCCTCTTTTTTTGTATTTAAACCGTCATTGTTTTAACGGCCTCTGTCGTTATAACCGGAGCGGTCATTTCAATGTGCCATTTGGTCACTACAAAAAGCCGTACTTCCCAGAAGAAGAGCTCCGAGCCTTCGCTGAAAAGGCGTCATGCGCAACTTTCTTATGCTGTCACTATGCGGAAACGCTGAGCATGGTACGTCCGGGTGATGTCGTTTATTGCGATCCGCCATATCTTACTGACTCATGCGAGTTTACCGCTTATCACTCAACGGCGTTTTCACATATTGAACATGGCCAGCTGGCTAGAAAACTGCGCCGGGTGGCGAGTAGTGGAGTGTCGGTGGTGGTATCTAACAGCGACACTGATCTGGTGCGTCATCTCTATCGTGATTTTGAGTGCCATGGAATTACTGCACCGCGCAGCATCGGAGCATCAGCGGGAAGTAAAAAGAATGCGAGAGAGTTGATAATCACGTCACCTCTGGACAATGTCCAATTCGCATTTGATCCCGCGAAACCCGGGGCAGACTGTGCTGTAATTCATGAGGTGCGGGCATGAGTTACCCCTATGGCTGGAACGTGCCGCGTGAAGCCATTGCCAGCCCATATCCAACTTATGAAGAAATACACCGCCGCGATCGAGAGATTGCGGCTTTTCTGCATGCTCAGGACGCCATCAGCCGCCAGTTGGAGTGTGTTCGGTTTCCGGTTCGTCAGGCGTGTGAGCAGTTGGAGCGTAATGGAGATCCTCGGCGAGCCAATGCCTTTTTGATCTCATTTTGCAAAAGGGCATTGCCGCGCATAGAGCGGGTATCAGCGCAGTACCGGATCGCCGATATCGATCCGGCTATGGCCGTTAAATTATTCCGTGGCCGCTCGAAAAACGAGAACGTGCCGAATACGGCATCGCTGTTGATGGGGTTAGTGTTTCGTTATAACCGCCTGCCTGACATGTCAAAATCGGATATTGAATTACTGGCTGGTGATATTGCCAACTTTATCCGTAGTGATCTTGCCGTGGAGGATGAGGCATTAGGTGATGCCGGTGAGTTAAAAAATCTGCATGTCCTTTACATGCGCGCTGCCACGATTACGGATTTATTTCATATGGAGGCGCCGCTGTGGAAGCGGATCACGACTAGCTATGTGATGGCCGACGATATTGGTCCGGCGGCTCAGCGCATGATCAATGAGAAATGGTGGCGTGGCCGGCTGCGCCGCGTTGCTGCGGCATGGCGGGAACATCTGCAAATAGCTACCGGTAATGTCAGTAAGAAAAAAACGCCCTATGCCAGCCATACGTGTGTAAGCGAATGGCGGGAGCAGCGCCGCCGCATCCGTGAATTTCTGAAAGGAATGGAGCTGGAGGATGAAGACGGAAACCGTATCAGCCTGATCGAAAAATATGATGGTTCAGTGGCAAACCCGGCTATTCGGCGCTGCGAGCTAATGACTCGGATTCGTGGATTCGAAGATATCTGCACGCAGTTGGGATATGTGGGCGAGTTTTACACCATCACCGCACCGTCGAAATATCACGCGACAACCAAGGCAGGATACCGGAACCATAAATGGAGCGGCGCTAGCCCATCGACAACGCAATCCTATCTCACCGGCCTGTGGTCAAAAATCCGCGCCAAGCTTCACCGCGCAGAGTTACGGATATTCGGGATCCGCGTCGCGGAGCCACATCATGACGGGACCCCGCACTGGCACATGCTGATGTTTATGCGCCCAGAGGATGCAGACCGAGTGCGTGAAATTATCCGCAGCTATGCCTGCGCAGAAGATGCGTATGAGCTGGCAAGTGATAAGGCGGCCAAAGCCAGGTTTCATGCGGAAGCTATCGATCCGGAAAAAGGTAGCGCGACCGGCTACGTCGCTAAATACATCTCTAAAAATATCGACGGTTATGCCCTTGATGGTGAAACCGATGATGAAAGCGGTGAGCTACTAAAAGAAACGGCGCCGGCGGTTTCTGCGTGGGCGGCTCGTTGGCATATCCGTCAATTCCAGTTTATCGGCGGTGCGCCGGTGACGGTTTACCGTGAGCTACGCCGCCTATCTGATACAGATACAGCCCATGGCCTCAGCATTGAGTTTGCAGCCGTGCATGATGCGGCTGATGCTGGTCGCTGGGCGGATTATGTCAATGCCCAAGGTGGGCCATTTGTCCGCCGTGACGATTTGCAGGTGCGTACCTGGTATGAGTGCGCAGAAACCTACAACCAGTACGGAGAGGAGCAGATCCGCATCCGGGGTGTTTACGACGCTAGCGTCGGTAGCGACGTCCCTATCATCACCCGTGCCACACAATGGAAGATTGTGCCAAAGCGTGCGCAGGATTTGGGGGTTGACGTTAAGGGCGCCACCGCGCCCTCTCGGAGTTCTGTCAATAACTGTACGGGGGAGCCGGAGGGGGATCTGGCATGGCTGAATGATTTTGACTTTAGTCAGCCCTTAAACCGGAGGCAAAAACGACAGCTTATGGATCTGCTGAGGTCGGAACGGCGCCAGAGGAAGCCTGTCTTTGACCCTAGAACGAAGGAGAATACCGCGGCGATCGACAGAACATTGGATGAAATCAAGGTGCTGACCGGCCAAGACATCAGTAAAGGGGAAGCGCTACACCTAATGGCTGGCTCAAAGATGTCGATTGCGGGGCATTGGTGCCGTGGATCAGCCTCTGGTGAGGTTTTTGGTGCGAGGCCCAAAAGCAATCTACATGACTCAGTGCAGATATTACGACGTTTGGATAAGCTGATACGTGATGTTAAAGGGATGAAAACTGCATGATAACAAAGATTTTTTGTTGATTGCTTGACTCTTTGTGGTTAGGGGTTCAAATTTATACTGTGTATTTGTACAGTATTATGGAGGGCGCGTGGATAGAGAGCTGACAGAGCGGGTGGTCATGGAGAGGGTAGAAATGATTGCACGCTTAACGACGGAGGGGGTGTGTCAGGAAAGGGATCGTGAAATTGCTCTTGGCTTGATTGCAGACATAGCAAGAGGCAACATAATGAAAGGTAATGGTTTTTCTGTTGTATTCTCTGCGCTTCCAGTAGAAACGAAAATGAAAAATATGGCAGCGATAAGAGAAAACAGTGATTAGTATTATTTATTGATAAATTTATAAATGATAGCCTCATGCTGTTAGCATGGGGCTGTTTTTATTGGCTGAAATGTAAAGGAAAATCATGGATACCATAATAGCATTTTTATCTCTGATTCTTTTGGTGGCTTTTATCGTTGGTTTAATCAAACCATCATTGGTTAGGATGCCGAACCGTAAGCGCTCTAGCGTGGTTTATCTCGGCGGATTTCTAGCGCTGGGTGTCGTTGGCTCAATCTTATGGCCGACGGAGAAAAGCCAGTCGGTAGTAAAAACTGAGGTGTCGACGGTTGCAGTGGAACCTGTGATGCCAACGTTTGAGTATGCAGATAAAACCATCAAAGAATATCGCAACGAGTCAAAGCAAGCCCGGCACGATATAGTTAAAGACTATGTTGATTTCAAAAGTGTGCCAGCAAGCGCTGCTGATGCGTTCTATGCCTGCATGAGTGAGTACGCTTTCACAAAAGATGATGCGTTAAACATCGGCGATGTGTTGGGATGGTGTTTCAACGAATTCGAGGGAGATCCTAAGTCTTTAAGTAATAAAATTAATCTTGACGTATTTCAGGGTAATTTTAGCGGTTGGGATGGTTCTTATCGACCTCTTGAGAAGCTGATAAAAGAAAATATGAATGATGATTCATCATATAAGCATGTATCGACGGTGTATCACCTGATTTTGGGTAAAGACCCACATGCCATTGTGAAAACAACATTTCGCGGCACTAATGCTTATGGCGGGATCGTTAAGCAGACTGTAAGTGCGCGTGTTGATGTTAGGACGGGTAATGTAGTTTCGATTCTCGATAATTAATCAGAACTGTGACAAACGCCGCCGGTGATGAAACTTGAATTCAGTGCTGGCGGGGTTGAACAACGAGCACAGAGAGACGTTAGGTTAAAAACATATGAGATAAATAAAATGATTTGGAAAGTGATTGCTCTTGTATTTGTTGGTTTTTTTATATTCGTGCTTGGTTTTTGGCTTGGCTCTATTCAGTCTGAATGGGCGAAGCCAGAGTATAAAGATGCTGTTGCTTATTTGGCTATGATTGGGGGGTGTGTCTCGGGAATAGCAACATCAATTGCTGTTATTATTTCTTTGTATGCAACATATCAAGCATCTCAAAGCAATGTTGAAAATGTTCAGCTTTCGCTTGAAGCATTTCCGGCAATTGATAAAAATGATATAGGCACTAACATTATTGTAAAAAATATGAAGCCGGTTACAGTTCATATTTTGAAAGTGTTTATTGCTGTTGATGGTTCTAAAGTCAGTGCAGATATAAGCTTTCTAAAACGAGGTGGGTGTCCTATCCCTCATGCTTTATATCAGTTAGGCGAAAAGTGGGAGTTTGCATTCTATACAGACAGTCCTCGGTGGGATGGGATTTTTTCAAAGCTTGAAAGTGGTGGTGAGCTGACATTCAAAAAGGGTTTTTTTATTATAGAGTCTGCCATGAAGCAGTATAGATTAAAAATGCCTGGTTATTTTCTGGATTTGTTGAGAGCAAGATATGAACCTTTCGAGGCGAAAAAAAGAAGATAGCAAACGCACTTTTTGAATGATTTTAGTGAGATTTTCACATTTTTTTGCTGTGCATGTATTAGGCGCATGGTTTTGCATGCGTCAGCCTTACATGCTTTTGACGTGAGCGACCAGAGCTGGCGCGGATCCTGAGTGGTCATGCACCTGCATTAAAAGCGACTCATGAAGCGGGCAGGCGAGGCGGGGATAGCATTGCGCGCCATGAGATAATGTACCTAGCAAGAGTGGGACCAGCCAGAACGGCACTATGTGCATAATGGCTGTTGGGGGAGATAGGGGGTTAAGTGGTGTAAAGTGCATCTGAGAGGCATTGGCTAGAGCTACTAGGATAGGGGCGGATCTAATGTCTATGGCTTTAGTTGGTTATCTCTTTCTTTTTAATCATAACAAAAATTAAAAATCCAATATAAACAGTGTGTTACCTTGATTTTATGTTGATTGTGTATGGATATAATGCTTAAAAAGCATTAAAGTGTCAGGACTTTTTATCGTTTATAGGGTAAAAAATTGAACTTAGAACAGATAGTCAGTCTAACATTAAGTAACACTCAGATGCTGTTAGACAACTTGAAGATCCCTTTGGCTGTGGGCCCTATCAATGAGGATGATTATAAAATCCTTACAACAGGTTACTCAGAGTTAGAGTGGGATAATGGATTTTCGCGGTATGGTAATCGTGATGATAAGTTCGAGTTTTGCATAAAGTTGCTGAGTGGTTCTTTGAAGCACATTCCTGCCGGGGCCGCGCTATGTACATATGATGAGAAGGCTAGTGTGATAGAGATCCACTTTGTTGAGTCATTTGTCCGCAGAGAGCAAGATCACCCTTTATTCGGCAGGATGTTCATGATAACCCTATGGGCTGTCTATCTGTTTGGTTCAGCAGTAGGCTGTCAGGAGATACGGATACCTGAGGCCGTTAATAGTCAAGTTGTTGACTATTATAAAAAGTATGGTTTTCAGGGTGATATAACACTACTTACTACATCTTTTGTTACACTTGGCGATGTGGTAAGAAGTCATATTAAATCTAGTAGATAATTTTTCGTACAATGGTAGAATGCTGCGCCACTAGGTTTGCTAGCGACAGTAGAGGCATACCTCTAAAGAGGAATACTATGAAAAAGACGCAAAGAGAGAAGAAGGCGTTACAGCTCAGCGCTGTAGATGTTTTCCGCCGTATGGGCGTCGCGATGGAAGAATTGCTACAAGCTACACCAAGTATGTTAGCTGATGGCAAATTCGGCGGCGGCCAAGAGATTTTAGGTAAAAGGAAAAATGAGCAGAAAGCTGCTTGATTTTACTTGCCTTTGCGTTATAAACCCGGCGATGCCGGGTTTTTTTTATTCAAGGATACATCAATCGCTATCGTCTAGGCTGTACTTCTTGAACCGGATCACCTCCTCACCCAGCCACTGGTTAATCTCGGCGATCCGCGCCTGTAGCGGGGTTAGCTCGTTGCGGACAAACACCCGGGCAACTTTCTCGACATCCCCAACGGAGCCGACGTTTTCTGGTTTACCGCCCATCAGTTGGTAGGGGATGCGGTGGGCGTCGAGCAGATCGGCGGCGCTAACTTTCTTGATGTTAAAGAAATCGTCCTTGGTGGCCACCTCACTGAGCGGGATGATTTTGATCCCGTCGCCTTTTCCGTTCGGGGCATAAAAAAACAGGTTCTTAAAGTTGCCGAGCCCTTTCGAGTTGCGCATTGCATCGCGCAGCGCTTCCACGTCAGTGGCATTTTGTGCCGGATCGGTAACGTACATGATGTACCCGGCATGTGCTCCGTTTTGATAATACTTCCGGCGGAATAGTGTGGCCGACTCATTCAGCCAGGCGGAGTTAAGCGCGGCCAAGTATTCCGGCATGCCGTAAAGCTCTTGGTTGATATCCGGCTCCATCAGGTGGAAAACCGCTCCGGGGTCAAAGCGGTGCGGCTGAGTGAACGACTGCACGTACCAGTAAACATCCTCTTCAACCCCGCGCCGGGTGTATTTGGCTGGCGACGTCTCCAGGCGTAGCGCTTTACCGGTGACGCTTTGGCGCAGTTCAAAAAAGGCGTTGCCAAACACCAGATAATCCAGCACGAAGCGCGAGAAATCCTGCTGCGATAGCATCGGATGCGGGATGTAGGTACTGGTCAGAATATTGCGCTTAACGTAAATCGGCGAGCTGTGATGTACCGCTGCGCGCAGGCTTTTGGCAAGCCCTGAGAAGCTGACCGGCGGTTCATACCATTTGCCGTTGCTGATGCACTCCACGTAGTCGAGGATGTCGCGCTTATCGAGCACGGCGGTCGGTTCACCGAAGGTAAACGCCATCGCGCCGTTGCCCGCCGCGGCGGATTCAGCAACCATTTTTTTAGTCGGACGATTTTTGCGTTTTTTCATCAGTTGATATCCAAAATTGACGATGAGGGGCGGCCGCTGCCGGCGGTCAGGGGTTCGTTTAGCAGGGCGTGCATGGTCGCCCAGGCCAGATCGGCGTGGCTGGCTTCATCACTGCGGCTGGCGTCATAGGTGGTGCTGCGACCGCTGGCGGTCATGGTTTTGCGGATGGCCATAAACGAGGCGGTTACATCGGTATAGCTGACGTCATATTCCAGGCGTCCGTTAGCGATGGTGTCCTTGGCTTTCAGCACCATGGCGGTTTTTACCTCCGGGTTGTAGCGCAGCTCGCGCGCCGCCGGGTAGAACTCGCGCACCAACTGGAAAACCCCCTGCCCGATCCCCGTGGCATCGATGCCGATGTAATCGACGCGGTATTTTTCCGTCAGCGCCCGGATGGCCTCGGCCTGGGTAGAAAAATCCATGCCTTTCCACTGGTGGCGCTCCAGCATACGGAATTTACCGCCCGGCACCGCAGGCGGCGCCAGTACCACACAGCCCGCACTGTCGCCCGTATGTGAGGGGTCGTACCCAATCCAGACCGGGCGATCAAAGGGATGGTCGGCATAGGGGTTAACGTCCGTCCACGCCTCCAGGGCGTCGACCATACAGCGCTGTAACTCCTCGAACGGGAACACGCTGGCCTTGTCGTCGACGAACTCGCACATAAACAGGTTTTTAAAGTCGTCGGCGCTGTTTTCACGCTTGAGCTGATCGAGGTCGAATAAGGTGCAGCCACCGGCCAGGGCATCCTCGATGGTGACGATTTGCCGCCACTGCCCATCTGCGCACAGCAGGCCACCGGCCAGGGCGCTGTGGCTGATGTCGATTTCAATGCGATCGGCGGCGCTGGCGCGTCCCTTGTTGAACAGGTCGCCAGACCAGAACGGGTACGCCCCGTGTGCCAACGTGGAGGGCGTCGAAAAGTAGGTCGATCGCAGGTGCTTCTGTGAGGCCATGCCGGAGGCAACCTTGCGTAGCTTCTGGAAGTTGGGGATCCAGAAAATTTCATCGACATACAGGTCGCCGTTATGGCTCTGCGCCGTGTTGGAGTTGGTGCCAAGGAAAATCAGCTTTGCCCCGTTGTTGCCGATGACAATCGGGTCACCGGTCAGGTCGACATCGACCAACCGGGCGAACTGAATGATGTATTCACGGAAGACGTAAGCCTGCGTTTTACTGGCCGACAAAAAAATCTGGTTATGGCCGGTTTTTAGGGCACGCAGTAACGCCTCACGGGAGAAGTAGAACGTCGCGCCGATCTGGCGCGATTTGAGGATGTCGCGGATACGGTGAGCCAGTCCGGCGCGATACCACTGCAACTGGTATTCGAAAGACTGGTCGAAAAATACCTCCTCCAGTTTTTCGATCGCCTCGTCGCTGAAAAAGTTCTTTTTCGGCTTCTTGCGCTCCCCCTTGTTGCGATTGGCCACGTTGGGATTGAGGTCGGCCTCGTTGCCGGTCTGGCTGTAGCGGTTCACCCGCGCCAGGCGTTCGATCTGGCGCCCGAGCAGGTCAATTTCCTTGTAGTCTGCCCCCTCTTTTTTGTCCTTGAGAACCAGTTGCACCAAGCGTGCCTCGATGCTGTTTTCGATGCGGGTGATCGGCGCCGTGTCCTCCCAGGCGTCGCGCTGCTTCCAGCTCTGCACAGTCGGACGTTTCTGTTGCAGCATTTCGGAGATCTGCGCGATGGAAAACCCCTGCCAATACAGCAGTGCCGCCTGTCGGCGCGGATCGCGCAATAGTGATGTTTCTGTGGTGATGGTCATGTCATCCCTCGCTCATTCTACGAGGGAAAGGCTACGGAAGCGCCGCTGCATCTGCCTTAAGTGCCTGTTGTGCCAGCGCTAACCCATCCGTCACCGCTGGCGGCTGCGGGGGTGAGTCGGGAAACTAACCCCGACATTCAACTACCAACGCAGGACTGACGATGGCAAAAAAAATTTCTAAGTGGTTCCGCATCGGTGTCGAGGGTGACACCTGCGATGGCCGCGTTATCGATGCCAATGACATCCAACAGATGGCCGAGACCTTTGATCCGCGTGTCTATGGCTGCCGCATCAATCTGGAGCACATCCGCGGCCTGCTGCCGACCGGTGACTTTAAGCGCCTGGGGGATGTGGTGGAGCTCAAGGCCGAGAAAATCGACGATGACAGCGCGCTGAATGGCAAGTGGGCGCTCTACGGCAAGATTGCCCCGACCGATACGCTGGTCGAGTGGGTGCGTGATGGGCAGAAGGTCTACACCTCCATGGAGATCCGCCCCAATTTTGCCAACACCGGCAAAGCCTACCTGGTTGGCCTGGCGGTGACGGATGACCCGGCCAGTCTCGGCACGGAATACCTGGAATTTTGCGCCAATGCCACCGCTAGCCCGCTGGCCAATCGCAAGGAGGAGCCGGGCGATCTGTTCTCTGTGGCTTCCCTCGCCGAGCTGGAGTTTATCGAGCAGGGTCATGTCCTCGATTCCTTGGCTGACAAGGTGCGCGGCCTGTTCTCGCGCAAAGCCCGGCATGATGACGATCGCTTTGCCGATGTGCATGAGGCCGTCACCACCATTGCCGAACAGGTGCAAAGCAACAGCGATAGCACCGAGCAACGTTTTCAGAAGTTGGAGGCGGTTACCGAAACCCTGCGCGGTGAGTTGGCCGAGGAACGCCAACAGGTTACTGAGCTGCGCGCCGCCCTGGACAACACCGAAAACCCAACCCAGTCACGTCGCCAACCGGCTACCGGTGGCAATGGTGAAGACACCCTGTTAACCAACTGCTGATCGGGGCTATGCCGCCGCCCACCTGGTCGTGGGTTTTATTGGGGTAAAACAACAAGAGAGACACTATGCGCAAGAATACCCGTTTCAAGTTTAATCAGTACCTGACCCGTGTCGCCGAGCTGAATGGCGTGGCCGTCGACGATTTGAAAAATAAATTCGCCGTTGAGCCCTCCGTCACGCAGACGCTGATCACCTCGGTGCAGGACACCTCCGAGTTTCTGACCCGCATCAACATGGTGCCGGTCGATGAGCAGGAGGGGGAAAAAATCGGCTTGGGCGTGACCGGCTCTATCGCCAGTACCGCCGATACGGACGGTGGCACAGGCCGCGCGACCGCGGACTTTATGGCGCTGGCCTCCCGCAAATACCGCTGTGAACAGGTCAACTTCGACTTCCATATCCGTTATAACACCCTCGACCTGTGGGCCCGTTATCAAGACTTCCAGCTGCGTTTGCGTGACGCCATCGCCAAGCGCATGGGGCTGGATTACATCATGGCCGGGTTTAACGGAACGTCGCGCGCCGCCACCTCCAACCGCAAGACCAACCCGCTGTTGCAGGATGTGGCTGTCGGCTGGTTGCAGAAGATGCGCAATGAGGCGCCGAAACGGGTCCTGGACAAAATCACCAACACCTCGGGGGAGGTGGTCTCAGCCGTGGTGCGCATCGGTGCCAATGGTGACTATGAGAACCTCGATACCGCCGTCATGAATGCCACCGATACCCTGCTGGATCCGTGGCATAGCGAGGACCCGGAACTGGTTGTGATCTGTGGTCGCAAGCTGCTGGCCGACAAGTATTTCCCGCTGGTGAATAAGGCGCAGGATAACAGCGAGGCGATGGCGGCAGACGTTATCGTCAGCCAGAAGCGCATCGGTAACCTGCCGGCGGTGCGGGTGCCCTACTTCCCGGACAACGCGCTGATGGTCACCCGACTGGATAACCTCTCCATCTACGTGATGGACAGCAGCCACCGCCGCCACATCGAAGAGAACGCCAAGTTCGATCGGGTCGAAAACTACGAGTCACTGAAAATCGACTATGTGGTCGAGGATTACGGCTGTGCCGCGATGATCGAAAACATCCAGTTTGGCACCTTCCCCGCTAAGCCTGCGGCGGCATCACTGAGTGCGGAACAAGGCGCACCCGTTGAGAACGCAGGGGGCTAAGCCATGTTGAGCCCCGCAGAGTGTCATGTAATGCGGGTCTCGGCCACGTTGGCCGCGCAGCGGGAAAACACCCCGCTGCGCCATGCCAGCGAGTATGAGCAGATGCTCGTCAAACTGGCCGCTGATCGCCGCAAGCTGAAAGGTATCCAATCCGTTGAGACCAAGGCGCTGCATAAGCGCGACATGCTGCCGTTTTATGGGCCGTGGATCAGCGGTGTGTTGGCCGCTGGCCGTGGTGCGCAGGATGACATCGTGATGACCGTCATGCTGTGGCGGTTTGATGTGGATGACATCACCGGCGCCTTGGATATCGCGGAGTATGCCTTACGCCATAACCTGAGAATGCCGGAAAAGCATAGCCGCACGACCGGGTGCGTCGTGGTGGAAGAAACCGCCGCTGCCGCCGCACGTCTACGCGCCGCCGGTGCCGCTTTGTCGATCGATACGCTGGAGCGAGCCATCGCGCTGACGGTAGATCAGGATATGCCCGACAACGTGCGCGCCCGCCTGCATAAAACGGTCGGCCTGTTGTTGCGAGACCAGGGGGATAACGCTGCTGCCTTGGCACAGCTCCAGCGCGCAATGCAGTTGGACGACAACGCCGGGGTGAAAAAGGAAATTCAGTCGCTGGAGCGCGCGCTCCGGCCAAAGCCGGTGAAACAACCAGCTAAGCCAGCCAAGAAAAAGACGGCGGCGCGTCCGCGCAGCGTAACCGGGACACCGGCCAGACGCGGGCGCCCGCCCAAGGTGAAAGCCGCCAGTTAACAGAATGCGCCACGCGCCAGGGCGGCACGCAGGCCAATGCAGGCATGACCTCGCTGTCGGCCTGCGTCCACCGCCCACCCATTCGAGGTTGTCATGACGACAGTGATTATTGACCAAAGCGGGATGCCTGCCGGTGATGCGGTGATCATTCCACCGGACTCGCAGCGTGAACCGGTAATTAAAAACACCTTCTTTTTTCCTGACGTTGAGCCGCGCCGTATCCGTGATCTGATGCGGTTGGAATACACGGTCACCCCTGCCCGCATGCGCGATGCCATCTGTGCCGGTATCGCTGAGGTTAACGCCGAGTTGGTCGAGTTCCGCGAGCGGCAGATGTTGCTGGGGTTCAAGACCCTGGACGCCGTGCCGGCAGAGACCATCGATGGCGAGAGTGTGTGCTGTTTCCACTACCTACGCGCCGTCAGCGCCATGACCGCGGCCTCACTGTATGAGCGCTATCGCGGGTATGACGCCAGCGGTAAGGGGGAGAAAAAGGCCGAGAGTGTCGAGGCGGTGATCGATGAGCTGTGGCGGGATATGCGCTGGTCCGTGTCTCGGTTGCAGGGGCGTCCCCGCTGCATTGTGAGCCAGCTATGAAAGTGATTGCACAACAGGGTGAGACGCTTGATGCCCTGTGCGCCACCTATTACGGCCGCACACAAGGGGTCGTCGAGGCGGTACTGGAGGCGAATCCGGGACTGGTCTCGCTCGGCGCCATCCTGCCACACGGTACCGTCGTCGAGTTACCCGAAATTGAGGCGGCGCCAATATCTGAAACCATTAACTTATGGGATTAACGCATGAACGAAACCGATAAGAGTGTGCTCTCGCTGTTTGTGATCGGCGTGATGATCGTCATCGGTAAGGTACTGGTCGGCGGCGAGCCGGTATCCCCGCGGCTGTTCATCGGTCGCTGTCTTTTGGGGGGCTTTGTCTCCATGGTCGCCGGGGTGGCGCTGGTGCAGTTCCCCGACCTGTCGCCGACGGCGGTGAATGGTATCGGCGCCATGTTGGGCATCGCTGGCTATCAGGTAGTGGAGATCCTGATCCAGCGTCGGATTGGCAAAGGGGGCAATGCGGCCAAAGGGGGCAGTGATGAGCGCCATTAATCTGCATCCGAACGTGGCGGCGTTCCTCGATATGATCGCCTTTGCTGAGGGAACGGCGACCCATCCGCTGACGCGTAACCGAGGGTACGACGTGATTGTTACGGGCATGGATGGGGTGCCAGAAGTGTTTACCGACTACAGCGATCACCCGTTTGCACATGGTCGCCGCGCCAAGGTATTTAACCGCCGTGGGGAGCGGTCGACGGCCTCGGGACGCTATCAGCAGCTTTACCTGTATTGGCCACACTATAAAAAGCAGCTCAACCTACCCGATTTCAGCCCGGCATCGCAGGATAAGTTGGCGATACAGCTGATCTGCGAGCGTCGAGCGCTGGAAGATATCAAGCGCGGCGATATTGAGCGCGCTATCTCCAAGTGTCGGAGCATTTGGGCATCGTTGCCTGGGGCGGGCTACGGTCAGCGAGAGCATACACTCGACACGCTGGTTAGCGTATATCACCAGGCTGGCGGGGTGGTGGCATGACGTGGCGCCTAACCCTGCTCCTGATTGTCATGTCGCTAGCGCTCGGGGCGGCGCTGTGGCTACGCCATGAAAACAGCAACCTACGACGGGGATTTGATACGGCCAATAAAGTGGCATCAGCGCAAAAAACGCAGATTACCATGCTGAAAAATCAGCTAAGCACGGCCTCCGCCGTGAGCCGCAGGCAAGAGCGGGATCAGGTTGTCCTGCGTCAGCAGCTCGATGCCGCCAACGCTATTGCCACCCACCGAAATAAAACCATCACGAGGCTACTCAATGAAAATGAGACCCTGCGTTCGTGGTGGCGGACTGCTCTGCCTGATGTGGTTGTCCGGCTGCACACCCGCCCCGCCTTCGATAACCCCGACGATTATTTACAGTGGCTGTCCCGCCGTGAGCAGTTGCCGGATACCGGGGAGCCACCCGACCAGCAACGGCGATCTGAGTGACGATAATCGACAGTTAGAGGCCGCGCTGGTGCAGTGCGCGCTACAAGTGGAGACCGTCAAACACTGTCAGGAGGAATTGCGTGCTAAAGCCGAACAGTCTGAAACAGGCGCTCTATAAGGCGTTGCCGGTACTGGCCGAAAACCCGGATATGATGCGGATCTTTATCGATGAGGGGGTGATCGCCGCCACGCTGGCGCCATCGCTTTCCTTTGAGAACCGGTACACATTGAATGTGCTGATCCTGGACTATCGCGGCGACATAAATCTGATTCTGGTACCGCTGGCGGCATGGCTGCGGGAGAATCAGCCCGATATCTTCACGACAGGCGATGGAAAGGGATTCACCTATATCAGCGACATCAATACCGGCGACAGTCAGGATTTAAGTATCAGTCTAAAGCTGACCGAGCGCACCCTGGTGCAACAGGAGGGTGCCCGTTTGTATGTGCGCAATGTGGGCGAGCCGCCCGAACCGGAGCCCGTCGAGCGGCCGACGGAGCTCTATATCAACGGCGAGTTAGTGAGTCAGTGGCATGAGTGAGTTCTCACCCTTTAACGATACCCTCGCGGGGTTGATCGCCACCCTGACCGCCACTGAGCGGCGCAAGATGGCGGCGGAGATTGCCCGCCGACTGCGAGCCAGCCAACAGCGTCGCATCAGGGCGCAGCAGGCACCAGACGGAACGCCCTACGCAGCGCGCAAACCCCAACAGGTTCGGGGAAAGCGTGGACGGGTGCGCCGGGCCATGTTCGCCAAGCTGCGCACCAATCGCTACATGCTGGCAAAGGCGGATCCTGATGCGGCCACGGTGACGTTTGCCGGACGGGTCCAGCGCATTGCGCAGGTTCATCAGTACGGTCTGAAAGACAAGCCAAACCGCCACAGTGCGGAAGTGCAGTATGAGGCTCGCCCATTGCTGGGCTTTACCGACGAGGACAAAAAAATCGTTGAAGAGGTGCTCCTCTCACACCTGAAAAACTAGCTGTTGTCCCACCGTTCACCCATCACCAACAAATTGCCGCTGACGCCCTGCCAGCGGCATTCTTTCATCATGAAACTACAAGCCAACATCACAGAGATACTGCGCTTACTGCGCAACCTGATCCGCACCGGGGTGATCGTCGAGGTCAACACCCAGTCGGGGCGTTGCCGGGTACAAACCGGGGGAGTCAAAACGGACTGGTTGCAGTGGTTGACGCTGCGCGCCGGGAGCGCGCGCACCTGGTGGGCGCCCTCCGTCGGTGAGCAGGTGATCCTGCTGTCCGTAGGGGGTGAACTGGATACCGCCTTTGTGCTGCCGGCCATTTACTCCAATGAACACCCGGCGCCATCGGACTCTGCACAGGCATGGCGTGTTGATTTTCCCGATGGTGCGGTCATCGAGTACGAGCCCAAAACCGGTGCGCTAACGGCCTGCGGGATCCAGACCGCCGCCATCACGGCATCCACATCGATTACGGCCACCGTGCCGCTGGTCACCGTGAAAGCGGAGACCCGTATCTTGCTGGATACGCCCGAGGTGGTGTGTACCAACAAACTGACAACCGGAACGCTGGAGGTGCAAAAAGGCGGGACGATGCGCGGCGATATTGAACATAGCGGTGGCGCATTTACCTCCAACGGGGTGCAGGTGGATAAACACCGTCATGGCGGTGTGCAACCGGGGGGAAGTTGGACGGAGGGGACACAATGACTGCGCGTTATGTCGGCATGAGCCAGGCGTCGGGACTTTCACTGGAGGATGCCGCGCATATCAGACAGAGCGTGCGCGACATCCTCATCACGCCGATCGGCTCACGCATCATGCGCCGGGAGTATGGCTCCTTGTTGTCGGCGCTAATTGACCAACCGCAAAGCCCGGCATTACGCCTGCAAATTATGGCCGCCTGCTACATGGCCATCTTGCGTTGGGAGCCGCGTATACGCCTGACGGCTATCCGTTTTGAACAATCGACCCCCGGCGGGTTGTTTGTCGATATCACTGGCGTCAGCGCCCTGACCGGGGGCGGCGCTTTCTCATTAACCGTGCCATTGAGTTGATACGATGCCGATCATTGACCTGAGCCAACTGCCTGCGCCCGATGTTATCGAGGAGCTGGACTATGAAAGCCTGCTGGCAGAGCGCAAGACGACGCTGATTTCGCTGTATCCCGAAGAGCAACGTGATGCCATCGCACATACCTTGACGCTGGAGTCAGAGCCGATCGTCAAGCTGCTGGAGGAAAATGCCTACCGTGAATTGCTGCTGCGCCAGCGGGTAAACGAAGCGGCGCGGGCGGTTATGTTGGCCTATTCCTCCGGTAGCGATCTGGATATGTTGACGGCAAATTTAAATACTGAGCGCCTGACGATTGTGCCTGCCGACGAGACGACCCTACCGCCGACACCGGCGGTGATGGAGTCTGACGATGATTTGCGCCTGCGGGCGCAACAGGCATTTGAGGGGTTAAGCGTGGCGGGGCCGGTTGGCGCCTATGAATATCATGGCCGCAGTGCTGACGGCCGGGTCGCTGATGTCTCGGTAGATAGCCCGGCGCCGGCCTGTGTCACGATTGCGGTGCTGTCACGCGAGGGAAATGGTACGGCGAGCGAGGAGCTACTCGCTATCGTTGCCAAGGCGCTAAACGATGAGGACGTGCGCCCCATCGCCGATCGCGTCACCGTAAAGTCCGCCGTGATCGTGCCCTACCAGATTAACGCCACCCTATACCTCTACCCGGGGCCGGAAGCGGAGCCCATTCGCCAGGCGGCAGAGGCCAAGCTCAAGGCCTACATTAACGCTCAGCACCGCCTTGGGCGAGACATCCGCCTGTCGGCAATTTACGCCGCGCTGCATGTGGAGGGGGTACAGCGTGTGGCGCTGGCCAGTCCAGCGGCTGATATCGTGTTGGATAAGAGCCAGGCCTCCTATTGCAGCACCTATCAGCTGACCATTGGGGGGACGGATGAATAGCGATCGCTTATTGCCGACGGGGTCATCGGTGCTGGAGCTGGCCGCGGCTAAAGCCTGCGCCGAGCTGGCGCGCGTGCCGGTGCCATTGCGTACCCTGTGGAACTGGCGCACCTGCCCCGTCAATCTGTTGCCCTATTTGGCATGGGCGTTCTCGGTTGATCGGTGGAATGAGCGCTGGCCGGAGGAAACCAAGCGCAACGTGGTGGCGGTGGCGCACTTTGTTCACCGTCACAAGGGGACGATTGGCGCTATCCGGCGTGTCGTAGAGCCGCTTGGCTATCTGATTGAGGTGCGCGAATGGTTCCAGCTCAACGAAGCACCGGGCACATTTCGCCTCGTCATTGGTGTGCTGGAGACCGGGATCACCGAGGAGATGTATCGGGAGCTTGAGCGCCTGGTTTCCGATGCTAAACCGGCCAGTCGACACCTGACCGGCCTTACCATCAGTTTGACGAGTAGCGGACGGGGATATATGGGAGCCTCCTGCTACGACGGGGATGCGCTAACCGTGTATCCCTACACACCGGAGCTGATCGAGGTCGGTGGTAATCACTATCCGGCCTCGGCCATTCACCTGATTGACAACCTGAGAGTAACCGCATGAGCGCAAAATATTTTGCCATTCTGACTAATCTGGGCGCCGCAAAAATGGCTAACGCGACGGCGCTCGGGACGAAGCTTAACTTGACCCATATGGCGGTGGGGGATGGCGGAGGGACGTTGCAAACTCCAAACCCGGCGCAAACCGCGCTGCGAGGCGAGCGCCGCCGTGCCGCGCTGAATATGTTGAGCGTTGATCCTAACAATACCAGTGCAATTATCGCCGAGCAGGTCATTCCGGAAAGCGAAGGGGGATGGTGGGTCCGAGAGATTGGCCTTTATGATAGCGATGGTGTCCTGATAGCCGTCGCTAACTGCCCGGAGACCTATAAACCGCTATTGCAGGAAGGCAGCGGCCGCACTCAGACCATTCGAATGGTGCTGACTGTCTCCAGCACCGAGGCAGTGACGCTAAAGATTGATCCGGCTGTTGTGCTGGCCACACGCCAGTATGTCGATGATAAAGTCATTGAGGTGCACAGCTATATCGATAGCCAGCTGGAGGCGCATACGCGGTCACGCAATCACCCAGACGCGACAACAGCCGCTAAGGGATTTGTACAGCTGAGCAGCGACGATAATAGTGCGGTTGAGGACAAGGCGGCCACGCCGGCCGCCGTTAAAAAAGTGCGGGCGCTAGCCGAGACTAAAGCACCGATAGAGAGCCCCGTATTTACCGGAACGCCGACCACGCCGACCCCAGCGGTAGCCGCCAGCGGATTAGAGATTGCTAACGCGGAATTCGTTGCGGAAAAGATTGCGGCGCTTGTCGGCTCGGCGCCGGGGGTATTGGATACGCTGCAGGAGATTTCCGCGGCTCTGAATAATAATCCGGACTTTGCCAACGAGATGATCCGGCAGCTGGCAGGAAAGCAACCGTTAGACGGGACGCTTACCAACATCAGCGGTAAAAACGTCGCCCAGCTTCTCGAATACCTTGGTTTACCGGAATTGCTGGGTAAGAAGTTTGACAAGACCGGTGGTGTGGTCGATGGCGAAATCACATCTACCGGAATAGTGCGGGCTAAGAGTTCATCAACTATCGAACTTAACCCAAATGAGTCAAGGCCGAGACTGACAAGCAGGGTGGGCAAAGATGGGGAGTGGTACAGTTCATATTTACAACAAAAAACAGGAACGATAGCGCACCTTGATGATATCCCCGCTGCCACCAATATTGTTCAGGGGACAGGGCAATCAACAACAAGCGTTATCAGCCAGAAGGGGGTTACTGATGCACTCAGCGCTCACGGGATTGGCTACGGTCAGCAATATATGAATATGATGGGCAGTCGCCAGCCAGGCTCATGGTACCCCAATAATACAGGAAGACCGATTTTTATTATGGTCTTCGTGGGTCGCGACTCCAGTGGCGGGACTGAACAATCGTCCGCTAACATTAATTTCCAGGTCGGCTCTGACGTCATCTCCATTCCTATAACCCGTGGAGCTAACAGCGGCGGCGCACAAAGGGGAACTGGGAGTGCATTAATACCAGACGGAGCAATATATACGGTGACAACTGAATTTGGCTCTGAGGTAAAAACATGGTGGGAATTACGCTGATGAATACAATGCCGATTGACCAGAAGTGCTTTAAGGATTCAGAGGGTCGGGTTATCCGTCTGGATATCATGCCAATGAACAAGGATTCGTGGGAATCAGAAATACGGGATGACTGGACGCCTATCAGCAAAAAAGAGGCGGACAAAATCACCAATCCGCCACTGACAAAGGAGCAGCATATACAGCAGGCTGAAGATAAAAAACAGACGCTGATTGCCGAAGTCAACGCCGAAACCCAGCTACTGCAAACAAAACTCGCCCTGAAACGCATCAAACCTGATGAAGAGGCATTGTTAATCTCCTGGTTGGATTATCTGGACGAACTGGAGGCGGTAGACGTATCCACCGCCCCGGATATTATCTGGCCGGTGAAGCCGGTGGTGTAGGCCATACCACAGCAGCCCCGAGGGAGGTATCGACGCGGTTCAGCAGTACGCGGTATATTTTCCACTCTTTCAGGGCTGATTCTTCTTCCGGTTGTGCCACCGCCCACCCATCCGCTATCGCTCGCCCAGCGCCTACCCGCATCAGAAAATAACCGCACCTATCCACGATGGAGTAAATCCGATGAGTGATTTTCACCATGGCGTTAAGGTGCTCGAAATTAACGACGGCACCCGCGTCATTTCAGCGGTCTCGACGGCCATTATTGGCATGGTCTGTACGGCCAGTGATGCGGACGCCTCCGCATTTCCACTTAATGTGCCAGTGCTGATCACCGATGTGCAGGGCGCCATCGGCAAGGCGGGGACAAAGGGAACTCTCGCCGCGGCGTTGCAGGCTATCGCCGACCAGTCCAAGCCGGTCACGGTGGTGGTGCGTGTCGCTGACGGTGAAGGCAGCACCGAAGAGGAGAAGCTGGCGGCCACCGTCAGTAATGTCATCGGTACGACGGACGAAAACGGGAAATACACCGGCATGAAAGCGCTGTTGGATGCGGCGGTGGTGACCGGGGTCAAACCGCGTATTCTCGGCGTGCCGGGGCTTGATACGCAGGCTGTCGCCACGGCGTTGGGTGCCATCTGCCAGAAGCTACGCGCCTTTGGTTATGTCAGTGCCTGGGGCTGCAAGAGTATTTCAGAGGCGATCGCCTACCGCAAAAACTTCAGCCAGCGCGAACTGATGGTTATCTGGCCTGATTTTCTCGCCTGGGACACCAAGACCAACGCGGCGACCACCGCCTGGGCGACGGCGCGGGCGCTGGGGCTGCGTGCGCATATCGACCAAACGATCGGCTGGCATAAAACGCTATCCAACGTCGGGGTAAATGGCGTCACCGGCATCAGCGCATCGGTGTATTGGGATTTGCAGGCGTCGGGAACGGATGCTGATCTGCTGAATGAGGCTGGCGTTACCACGCTGGTGCGCAAGGATGGTTTCCGCTTCTGGGGTAACCGTTGCTGCTCGGATGATCCGCTGTTCCTGTTTGAGAACTACACCCGCACCGCCCAGGTACTGGCCGATACCATGGCAGAAGCGCACATGTGGGCGGTAGATAAACCGGTTACCCCGACGCTGATTAAAGACATCGTTGAGGGGATCCGCGCGAAGTTCCGCGAGCTGAAATCCAATGGCTACATCATCGACGGCGACGCCTGGTTCGATGAGGCGGCCAACAGCAAAGAAACACTCAAGGCTGGCAAGCTGTATATCGATTACGACTATACGCCGGTGCCGCCGCTGGAAAACCTGACCCTACGCCAACGCATCACCGATAAATACCTGGTGAATCTGGCGCAGTCGGTCAACAGCTAAGGAGCCTGCACCATGGCATTACCCCGCAAACTGAAATACCTGAACCTGTTCAATGACGGCCTGAGTTATATGGGGGTGGCGAAGTCGGTCACGCTGCCGAAACTGACCCGCAAGCTGGAGAACTACCGCGGTGGCGGTATGAATGGCGCGGCGCCGGTCGATTTGGGGCTGGACGATGATGCGCTGGTTGTCGAGTGGACAATGGGCGGCTTACCGGATGAAACCCTATGGTCACAGTATGCCGCCCCGAGTGCCAGCGCGGTCCCGCTGCGCTTTGCTGGCTCTTATCAGCGTGACGACACCGGCGACATTGTAGCGGTCGAGGTGGTCATGCGCGGCCGCCATAAGGAGATCGACGCCGGAGACGCCAAGCAGGGTGAAGATACCGAGGTAAAAATCAGCACCCAATGCACCTATTACAAGCTGACCATCGACGGCAAGGACATGATCGAGATCGACACCATCAACATGGTGGAAAAGGTCGGCGGCGTTGACCGTCTGGAGCAGCACCGCCGCAATATCGGCCTGTAATCCCCCGCGGTCGGGATAACCGGCCGCCATTTTATCCGTGACGAATAAGAGAGAATCACCATGGCAAAAGAGAAAACCGTGACCGAGCTGGCGCAAGAAGCACCGAACACCATCACCCTGAAACACCCGGTGAAACGTGCCGGGCAGACCATCGAACAGGTCACCCTCATCACCCCGAATACCGGACACCTGCGCGGGCTGTCGCTGGCTGCGGTCGCCTCTGCTGAGGTTGAT